TATGGAGGCAGTACAGAAACAGAAGTAATAGATATAGTAGAAAATATATTTGAACATAATGACATAGTAATGCCTGATGCTCCAGGTGATGATATGTATTTTGAACCAGAATTTGACGAACCAGATATGGAAATGTCTTATGACACTGTTGAAATGGAAATGGACTTTGAAATGCCAGATATGGAAATGGATTTTGAAATGCCAAACATTGATATGGAGGAAATGGAAGTAGCAGTTTTAGATATTGAAATAGAAATGGAAATGGAATTAGAAATGCCTGATCTTGAAATGCCAGAACCAGAAATGGAAATGCCTGACATGGAAGTATCAGAACCAGATATGGAACCTGAAATAGAAACTAAACCTGAAATAGAAGAGATTAAGGAAGAAGCTCAACCAGAGCCAGAAATGAAGGAACCAGAATCTGAACCGGAGGAGGTACAAGATGAACCTATTAAAGAGGATATGGAAGAACCTCAAGAAGATGTGGCGGAAGAGACAGAAAACGAAGAAAGCGTATCAGAGACTGAAACAAATGAGGATAAACCAGAGGATATGGAAGAAACAGAAGATAAGGGTGAAGCCGAAGAGAAACCTGTAAAAAAACCAGAATCTAAAAAAGAAAAAGCAGCTAAAAAAATTGTAAAGAAGATGGGGGATAAGGGTAGATATGACTCAACAAATCAGTTAAAAACATTAATTGTAATGCAGGTGTTAGGTGATACAAAAACCTTTTTTGACTCACAAAAACAACTAAATGATAGGCAAGGATTTTTTACAGATTATATGATACCTGATACACAAATAGAAAATAATAATATTGCACAATATTATTTATTTGCTGGAAGTGAAGGATTAATAAACGATATGATAATGCAACAATGGCAGACGGATTCGGAGTAGCTATGGCAGAGATGGAATTTGCGGGTCTTAAATTTAAAGGCGGAAAAATCTTTGTGGTCCTTACGGCACTAACTACACTTGGAGGTGGATTATGGGGTGGTTTTGAATTTTATAAAGACTATCTTAATATGAAAGAACAAATACAAAATTATGTAGCACCCGATTTATCTGAGTTTGATAAAAATATTGCTTTGACTAAAGAAGAAATGTCTAGCAAGACAGATATATTACAAACAGAAATTGATATGTTAATGCAAGAAATGGAAATGATGATGTCAGAAATAAGACTGGTATCTGATGTTGCAAATGAACTTAAAAATGATTTACGAACTGATGTTCGTAGAGTTGAATCAATTGTTAATGATGTTGAGCAACAAGTAAAAGAAGATTCTAGAGACAATGCAAAAGATCTTAAAGTTACTATTGATACACTTGAAGATGATATGAAAAAATTAGAAGAAAGAATAAAACAAGCACAAAAGGAGCTAGAGGAAAAGATAGATAAACGAATTAAAAGAGCACTAGAAAATCCTCTTGGTGGATAATGGCTAATAAACAATACAAATGGTTTTTAACAAAAAGAAACAGGGCTATGTCAAAGAATAACCCTGTTGCAAAAGAACTATATACCCCTCAGTATAAATCAAAAGTTGTAGATAGTAAAAAAATATATGATAGAAAAGATAATAAAGATTTTTATAATCATATAAAAGAAGAACAAGAAATTTTAGATATTAGTATGAAAGAATCTTTAAGACAAAAAGAAGAAAGGACGAAATAATGAAAGTATCAGATAATACAGCAATAAGCATGCCTATGCGCAATCTACTTAGTATACTAGGAGCTGTTGCGATTGGTGTGTGGAGCTATTTTGGGATTGTGGAACGCTTAAATAATATTGAGACAAATGGTAAACTAATGATTGCCGACGTCGAGAAAAACACAGAGTTTAGAATTAAATGGCCTAGAGGTGAAATGGGTAGCTTACCAGCAGATGCTCAACAAGATATGCTTATAGAATTTATGGCTACACAAATTGAAGCTATGCAAGAAGAAATGGAGGGTATGATGAGTAATACTGTAAATATAAAAAGAGCACAACAAGATATAGAAAAATTAATTATAGATACAGAAAAGCTTGAGGACAAAGTGAGGGCAAATGGAAGTCATTAGCGTGATACTTATGTTCGTTTTTGGGAACATGAATGACCAAAATACTCAAATGACACAGTATATTCCTATGAAGTCATTATCATCATGTATGAAAGAAGTACGATTACTTAAAAAGAAAAATACAGGATATGATAAGGATGCTTTTTGTGGTCCTGGTATTGTACATATAGAAGATGGTGAAGTCATTGCATTATATAATGAAGTACCAGATGGTGCTAAATTAGTTAAGAAAGATATAGATGCATCAGCATTTGAAAGATGGTCTCTTCGTGCTAAGGCTAAGTGGGATTAATGGAACCAGTAACAGTAGCTTATATTATTTTTGGTACTTTATGGATAATGGGTGCTATAACTTATTTGTAAATTATGGCTAAGACCCCTTCTAACGAATACTTTACACCAATCAAAAAAAGGACTAGTATAGGGTGTTCTTCTAGATCAAGGCCTAAAAATAAGCATAAAAGGCGTTGCTGGAAGAAGTATAACAGACAAGGAAGATAGATGCCAACTTATTCTACTACAAAATCTTTTGATTTAGCCGTCAATGAAATAATACAAGAAGCCTATGAAAGATGTGGCATTATGGTTCGGGATGGATACGACCTTAAAACAGCAAAAAGATCACTTAATATTTTATTAGCAGAATGGGCAAATAGAGGACTTAATTTATGGACTATTCAACAAACTGATAAAACCTTAACTGCAAATGCTCAATCTGTAACAGGAACAAGTTTATATGGATCTGCAGCAGCAGATGCCTCAGCAATTATTGATATTACAGATGTAGTTATAAATGATGGAACTTATGATTATGCTGCTACTTCTATAAGTAGAGCTACTTATTTTAATATGCCTAATAAAGCTACTTCAGGTAGACCTTCTCAATTTTATTTTCAAAGAGAAATTAATCCTACTTTATATTTATATCCGGCTGTTCCTGCTAGTGGAACATATACTTTAAAATATTATGCTATGATTAGAATGTTTGATATTGATGCATATACTGAAAATGCTCAAATACCATTTAGATTTATTCCTTGTTTAACTGCAGGACTTGCTTATTATTTATGTCAGAAAAAAGCACCTGAAAGAATGCAAGCATTAAAATTAATTTATGAAGATGAGTGGCGTAGAGCTGCTGATCAAGATGGTGAAAGAACAAGTCTTTATTTAACCCCTCAAGCATATTTTCCATCGGTAGGTTAAAATGAGCAAATTTGCAACAGGTAAAAATGCTTTAGCTATATCGGACCGAAGTGGATTACAATTTCCTTATAGAGAAATGGTTAAAGAATGGACTGGAGCTTTAGTTCATTACACAGAATTTGAAGCTAAACAACCTCAATTACAACCAATTAGAATAGCTCCCGATCCACAAGCTTTACAAAATGCTAGACCAGCAAGAGTAGAAACTCCTGCTGCTAGATTATTAACTGGGAATCCTTTTTATTCTACTAATGGTTCAGGAACTATTACTGTTATAGAATTTAATCATGGAAGAACAACTGGTGAAACAGTAAGATTTAGAAATTGTCAAGCTGGTTCTGGATTTAGTCAAGCTAAATTAGAATATGCTAGTGGATATACCATTACAGTTCCAGCAGGAGAAACAGACTCTTATACATTTAATGTAACAGGAGAAACATCAGATCAAACAAATGTAAGATTTGGAGGTATGCTTTGCACTTCAGGTCCAGTTACTATAGAAGGATAATATGACAACATATGCAGAATTAGTAGATCAAATTAGAGCTTACACAGAAACAGATTCTAATGTTTTAACTACTATTATTGTAAATGATATAATAGAAAATGCTGAAAATAGAATTTTTAGAGAAGTAGATTTAGATGATTTTAGATCTTATCAAATTGCATCTTTAACTGCTAGTAACCCTTTTGTTTCTTTACCAGGAACAGGAATAGCTGATTTTGCTCTTATTAGATCTGTTCAAGTTTATGGGCAAAGTTTAGGAAATTCTCGCACAAAATTAGAACAAAAAGATGTGTCATTTATGAATGAATATTGGCCTGATAGAACTTCTACAGGGACACCTGTATATTATGCAAATTGGAAAGCAGGAAACATATATCTTGCGCCAACTCCAGATGTCGCATATAATATAGAAATAGCTTTAAACAAGCTACCAACAGGATTATCGTCTACAAACACGACAACCTGGATCAGTATCTT